CTGCAACAGTCTTGCCGGGACGTGAAGCCACTTCACCCACTCCCCCACCGAGTTCTTTTGCCTTACCGCCAACCTTATAGGCGGCATCCTTCCAGAAAGCCACGATGATCTCCTACCAGTTGGGCTGCCGACGACCGGGTGTCCAACGAGGACCCCGATCAGCTTCGGGTTTCGGCTCAGGTGCAGGTGCTTCAGCCTTGGGCTTCTTGGCAGGTGCCTTTTTGGCCGTAGACTTCTTGGCGGGTGCTTTCTTCTTGGTTGATTTGGTAGCCATTACTTCCTCCTATCTAAGTTGTATCACGCTTCGGCTTCGCGTACTGGTGCCCCGCCCCCAGCAGCAAAGGCTTCTTCTGGGCTTGGTGGCTGACCCCCCTCTGCCCCATGTGGCGGTGCCTCTACCGGGGGTCCCGGTGGCGCACCTGCCCCTCCTTGGGCCATTTGCATCTGCATCTGACCCTGCATTGCGATGAGCTGGGCGACTTCGTCTTCTGGCATCATCAACCGCTGTGGTAAGCCAAGACCGGTCACGACCTCTTCTATCAATCGTCGGTTGTCGACGTGGTCGCTTTCTGCCAGGAATGGAATCACCTGCAACAGCGTCTCGGATATGACACTGGGGTTTTGCTTGATGGGATTGTAGCTGACCATCTCGAAGCCAACGTCTACGTCTCGAATGGAGTCAAGGTCAACACTGAGCCACTTTCGATTACCGGAGACGCGCACCATCTTTTCTTCTTTCATGTACTTCTTACAGAGGTAGAACGCTTTGCTGGCAACATCCTCGATGGCTGCGTTGATGTGACCTTCTCGTGTGGCGAGGCGGGTACGCATCTGGGCATCGATGATTGCCATCTCCGTTGCGGTCCTGGCTCCTGTGACCTGACCTCGAGCGGCTTCAGCGAGTGCGGAGATGAATGCTGCATCGTCTTCTTGTCGTGCGACAAACTCTTTGACACCAATGGGGGTGTCGGGCAGAGGCATCTCGTAGAACAGGGTTGCGAGTGTTCTGAGGGCTTCGGAGTTCTGTGGGGTGATACCCACGAAGCTACCAACGGACGCCTCGACAGCTTTGTTGAGGTCCTCTTCGGTGATGCGACCAGAATCATAAAGGATGCGCGGCACCATGAGATAGACGATTTTCTTCCAGTGGGTCAACAGGTCGTTGACGGTCTCTTGCTGGTTGAGGACGAGCTGTACCTCAGAGAGTCCCAGGCAATCGACGCCCGACTGGTTGAGGCTGTACATGCTGTAGGGGATGTAATCAATATCATCCTCGAACACGACGGTGTCTGCCTGCTGAACGTAGTGCTGAACCTTATTGGTCTCTCTGTTGTAGTACTCCCACACAGTGACCCATTGGACAGCGTCTCTCACCGACTTGGAGTCTCCGCGTTGGTTCTCATCGAGTAGCCACTTGGGGTAGCGATCAGGACGAATATCAGCAAGTTTGTCGCTGCTGTATTGCCCACGGTCTACACGGGCCTTGAACGTGGACCAAGGGAGCACCGTTGCCTCGAGCCAATAGCGGATGTCGTCTACATCCCTCACAGCCAAGTCGAAGAAGATGCTGGATGGATCGACGGCACGTATGAGAGGGCGGTCTTCTTCCTTACTCCACCCGGTCTTGAAGATACCTCTCTTACAGAGCACTGCATCGATGAGTGTCGTGGCAGCACGTCGCCTCATCTTGTTGGACTTGAACACGTATTCCAGCAAGCCGGTCGCAGCGGGGGCGAAGTCTTGGCTCAACTGGTTGCGTGGGTTGGCTGTGACCTGTGGGTTGGGTCCCAACAGCGCAGAGACCGCAGTGTCTGCGATGGCATAAATGAGGTTCTTACTGCACAGAAAGTTCAGCGCAGTGTCATTACCCAACGCATTGGCGTTGTGGCTCATTGTCCAGAAGTCGCCTCTGTAGTAGCGTCGGGCCTTATCGAACAACTGCTTTTCGTTCTTGTTGTAGAACTTCTTATGCTTATCGATGAGACCATTTAGCTTGGTCATGCTCGCCTCGTCGTCGATTGTAGGTAGGCCGCAATGAGTGCATCCAGACTTGCGGCACGCTGATCCCGCGTCCGCATTTGTTGGTATTCTTTCGCGGTCAGACCGTAGGGGTGGGTTGCGCCTTCACTGACTGTCATGGTGTCAGCGCGACGTGCTTGCCCCTCAAGAAATCCTTCGCCCGCACCCCCAGCAACACCTTTCCCCCCGCCCTTTAGCTCCTTCACCTTCGCAGCGATTGCTTTTTTACTGAGGCCTTGCCCCGATGCGGGGTCATCAAGAGATGTATCCAGACCCTCAATGGAGGAACCGTAAGAAGAAGTTGAGGGGTCGCCGCCAATATCACTGAAACTTGTTGCCATTTGTTACATCCATTTACGGGGTGGTGGTCGGAATGGGCTTTTGAGAGCTGTCTTGTCGCCTCGTTGTATCTTATCTAAGTCTGCAACAGTAAGTTGCCCAGGTGTCCTGGTGTATGCACCTTCTTCCAGCTTGGCACGAGTAAAGTGTCGTCGGGAAAGAATATCTGCTGCCATGATAGCCGTTCTTGCGCGGTCAAAGTGATGGGTGATTCCGTCAAGACCCTTTACCCTCTTCTTTCGGCTACCGTCATAATTCACCAGCTGGTGTAATGTACCACGAGAACGGATTGTAATGTCGGTCTCGTAGAGCATCTTGACGAGGCGGGCTTCGGCCTCTTGGATTCGTTTGGAAGTTGCGTACCAGCCGGGGTGGTTGCGGTCGGTCCATAAGAGGTTGTGTACACCGATATCTTTTAAGGTTGCGATACAAGCTGCCGCATTGGACTCGACAGCCAATAGGGCTTGGTTGTACCGTGCCTGGACTTGGACCAATCGACGCGCAAACCGGTCTGGACTCTCTCGGTCTTCCCAGAATGCGACTTCTTTACGCTCAATGGCGTCCCACACAGTGAGTGCGCTTTTGTCACCGGTACTACCAAACCCTGCGGGGTCGGCAGTTATTAGGTAGGTGGATGTGCGTTTTGGCGGTTCAAGTTCGTGGCAACCGGCTATCCCCAGAGGTGGGTCGGCAACGGCTTGGTCCAACCAAGGCTTCAATACGTCAACGGGCATGATGGGGGCGTCTTCGCCAATCCATCCATCGTAGGGACCCGATGGGTATTTGCTCGTGAACAGTCGAATGTCTCCACCAAACTCCGTCTCGAGAGCCGCACGACGGAAAGCCAAACTGATGTTTGTCATACCGGGGTGTTGATCACGAACGTGGAGTTCTGCTTCGGTGGGTTTGAAGTTTTTGTCATGAACACTACAACTCTTGTCTTCCCACCAGTTGAAGAAGAGTGGATGGAATCGCCCTCGCCCCTCCATGGATAAGTGCCACATCTGCTCATGGTGGCTACCCGCACGACCGGGGGTAGACTCGAGTACGACTTTGGCGTTGGGGCGTTTGTTCAATGTGGGGAAGATATTGATGGCAGCTTTGCGTTGCCACTTGGACTCACCAAACTCTGTGATGACCAAGCGGTCGATGGAACGACCGATAGCAGGAGACCGCCCACCCGTAGTGAGAATCTTAATACTACCGCCGTGACAGAAATGGATCTGTGTGGTGCCTGCCTTCCTGTTGGCGGCGATAGGCATCTTTACATCTTCCGGTAGTCGATGGTACGCAAATAGGATGCGTTCGAAGACATCCTCTGCCGTACCTTGACGTTCTGCAATAAGTAACCCCTTGACGCCACTAAGGTACATGCAGTCTCGGAGCAGAAGCATCACTGAGATGGTGGTGACCTTAGCCTGCCTATACTTATTGACCATCAACCAATTGTGTTGGTCATAGGCCTCACAGATTTTCAGCTGTGTCGGTGTTAGGTCCATATAGTCAGTGGACTCGTCTTCTTTGACGATTTGGCACATTGAGGGGAACGCGGACGACACACTGAGTAGCGCACGTATCTTCTTCGTATTGAGACCAGGGGCCTCTGCAATTTCAGCCCCACCAATCAATGGGTTATATATTTGATGCTCTGTGCTCATGACTTGATGGTAACATGGACGCAGACCATACGTAGGAGGTTGAAATGGCTGGGTTGTTTGGAAAGTTGCGGAAGGTACGGGGTAAGACGTTTGGCGCGGGGTTTAGTACGGGGTTCCGTAAGGGCGCGGGCAGTCGTGTAGCAGAACACCTCCAAAGCAGAAAAGACGAAGAAGATCAAAGCAACATACTTAGTTCTGTCTTCGACGTAGTATCCAATATCGGCATCGGCAGCGGTGGTGGCGACGTCAGTGGTCTCTTGCCTACGTTGACCGAGGCTGGCCCCGTGGCTGAGGT